TGATCCATTGTCCTGAATACACATCATCGATGATCACAAAGTCAGGACGGCTGTTATAGACCTGTAACATCACTGATTCTTCACCGCGAGGACGTTGGTGTATGATCAGTTTGTGCGATTGTGGATGCCATGTGAAGTTAATAAATGAGCCAAACATCTTGCCTACTAGTTCTTGATATTGAGAAAAAAGTTCATAGGTTAACAGCCCGCCCATGTTTGTGCTGCTTAACAAATATGTGTTGGCATAGGCCAAGTTAAATGGTTCAAATACAGTGCCGCCTGTGCCGTTGCCAGTTCTTGACCCCACTGATCTACGAAATATCTCTCTGACCTGCTGTATCTCTTTTGGCAAGATATACTCGTTTGTGCTTTCAGTTAGTGTCAAAAATACATAAGATTCTTCAACCGCGTTGTCGCTGCGCTGACGAAAAACTGCGAGAGAACGATTAAGTGCTGTTTCATAGTGGATGGGATCTAGTTCTACATCTACCATGCCGTTGCCTAGCATGGCTTTGCAGAAGTCGTACACGGAATTTTTGGCTTGATCTGATGTGCTCATGCTTGTATTTATCGGTAGCGGTAAATATACTACTATGCCGAGACTCTCTCTTTACAGGCCCGAAAAGGGCAATGATTATAGATTTATAGACCGCAATGCTTGGGAAATGTTTCAAGTGGGCGGCACAGATGTACTGGTACACAGATACATAGGCACCGGTGCTGCTATTCAGGGAGATACGCCTAGCACTCCCGGTTACGCCACTGATAATGTAGCAAACATACAGGATTTACTGTTTTTAGAAAATCGAGATCGTAAGTATGATCCTGACATTTATGTGATGCGCGGAGTCTACAATATATCCGATATAGATTTTAACCTCAGCCAGTTTGGACTATTTCTACAGAATGACACGATTTTTATCACGTTCCATATCACTGACACAGTGGAAAAATTAGGCAGAAAAATCATAGCTGGTGATGTCATAGAGCTGCCGCACCTCAAAGATGAATATGCTCTCAATGATCTAACATTTGCTCTTAAACGTTTCTTTGTGATAGAAGAAGTTACCAGAGCTGCAGAAGGATTTTCAGCTACATGGTACCCACACCTATATCGTGCCAAATGTAAACCTCTGGTTGACAGCCAAGAATTCAAACAGATTTTAGACGGTATTGCCGACAGTGACTCTTATCAAGGTAGTTATAATTCCAATATCACATACTATCCAGGCGATGTGGTCCTAGCAACCGACGGTAAGAAATATCAGGTCCTTCAAGAAGTCACTGGAGTAGCTCCTCCTAACGCCACTTATTTTGCATTGGCAGATACCTTGCGAGATGTTGTTTCTACCTACGAAAAAGAAATGCAGATCACTGCTGCGGTGTTGAATCAAGCAGAAGCCGATGCGCCACGCAGCGGCTATGACACCAGCAAGTATTATACCTTGCAGAGGACTGACGACGGAACAGCCGAATTAGCCAGTGTCGATGCTACACAGGTCACTGTAGATGCACAGACACAGGCCACCGACGAAGCAGGTAATCTGTTATATGACACAGACGGTAATCCTATATATGTGGGACAGACTGCCAGCAGTGTGATATTACCAGCGGACGGTAATGGCTACGAAGGATATCTCACCGAGAGCGGTGTACCTCCCAACGGTGCTCCGTTTACCGCAGGCATTTCATTTCCTAACAATCCTGTTAATGGACAGTTTGCATTACGCACAGATTATTTGCCTAACAGACTATTTAGATTCGACGGAGCAAGATGGCGTAAGTTTGAAGACAACGTGCGCATGACCATGAGCAATCTTGGCGTCAGCGATGTGGCTACAGGCGCATTTGCAGGCAAAGATGTGAGACAAACACAAAAGGCCACATTCATTAACAATCCCACTGTGAGCACAATTGATGGACACACAGTCAAACAAAAACAGGGCCTCAGTAAGGCTCTTAGACCCGAGGCAGACGAATAATGGATTTTCATTACGACGGACAGATAAGACGCTATGTCACACAGTTCATGCGTGTGTTTATTGGATTCAAATATCAAGCCGGTGACAGTGAACAAAGACAGATCCCTGTGATGTACGGTGATTTAACCAGACAGGTAGCTAGTATAATCAAAGACAACTCAGAAAACAAAATGCCTACTGTCCCAAGGATAGCCTGCTATATCACAAGCATAGAAATGGACACAGACAGGCTCAGCGATCCTACATTTGTATCTAAAATACATATCCGAGAACGTAGATTCACAGATGCCAGCGGCACCAGAGAATACACAGGTGCGCAGGGAGGCAGCTACACCGTAGAGAGATTGTTGCCTACTCCGTTTAAGTTGAAGATGAAAGCTGACATTTGGACATCAAACACAGATCAGAAACTGCAATTATTGGAACAGATACTGGTACTGTTTAATCCCAGCTTAGAACTGCAGACTACCGACAACTACATAGACTGGACCAGCCTCAGCGCCATGTATTTGACCAGCACAGTTTTTTCTAGTAGAACTATACCCCAAGGTGCAGAATCAGACATAGACATATGCAGTTTAGAATTTGAAATGCCTGTGTACATATCACCACCAGCCAAAGTGAAAAAACTAGGCATTGTGCAGAGTATTGTGGCCAATGTGTTCGCCGAAGACGGAGCTGTGGCAAATCTAGAAGATTTGATTTATGATAATGCAGTAACTATCAGAAAAGTCATCAAACCTTATGGCGGATACAGAGTGCTATTGTTCAAATCAAACACCGGCAATCCCAACGATAATCAATACGATCTCACTTTGGTGAATCCGTCAGAGGCCGTGATAGCACTAGGACTCAGCGAAAAGGAAACAAAAAATGGTGAATCAATTGATTGGGATATTATATTGAATGTGCAAGGTGGGTACCTGCCCGGCAGTGAAGTGTATTTTAAAAAATCTAGCGGCTATGAAATAGTAGGCACGTTTGTGATCAATCCATTAGATCAAAGCGTACTAACAGTGACCTTGGATGCAGACACATACCCTGCTAACGATGACATTGCCAGCACAATACCAGGAATTGCTGCTAGAGGCACCGTGGATGCTATTATAGATCCCTACAAGTATAATCCATTAGAAGTCTACGGATCGCATGCACAGATACCGCTGGGACTGAGATTCTTAATGTTAGATGATGTCAACAACAGCGAGAACCGTGGAGGGTTTGTCAATCTTCCGTCTAATCCTGCAGACAGCACAAACATACCATACAGAGGACCACAGGCCTGGCGAAACCCCAGCAACAACGACTCAAGCTGGGAAAATCAAGACGGCACAGATCCTGTAATCACAGCCAACTCTATAGTAGAATGGACTGGACAAACATGGGCCACAATTTGGAATCCTAGTGATTACACACTAGAAGCAGCTGATTTAGTGGGTGAAGATTTTGTTCCTACATATATTCAAAACATTCGCACAGGCATCAAATACAAGTGGGACGGTGCTCAATGGCTCAAGGCCTTTGAAGGCGAATATCGACCAGAAGAGTGGAACTTCAAGATCACTGGTTGATAAGTAAGCACATGCAACAGCGTGCCGGATTATTATTCTTAGCTAAAACCACAGGACGTATACTGTTAATCTTAGATGCCGAGAGGTGGACTGTGCCTACCTTTGCTCGTAAATCGAGTCTTTTAGATGATGCACACACTCTATTGAATCAATATGCGCCGGGACGAATAGTACCTATAGAACTGTATTTGTCAGAGGATCGTGGTTTTGAATACGGCACATATGTCTGTGTGGTTAATCAAGAGTTCTTGACCATGTCATCAAAGACCATATGTTGGAGTGATTTGGATTATTTGCCCAAACAATTACATTCGGGCCTGCGCACCACATTAAATAATCAAGTAATACGTGTGAAAATAGAAACTATATTGGAGTTAGAAAATGTCAGATCTATTACAAAGGTCCAGTAGATTTCAAGAGGACTGTGCGAAATATCGCACTGCTATAGGTACCATGCCCGACGGCCCGGTCAAACAGGAATCTCAACAGTTGTTGAATAAACTGATTGGAGAGATAAAAAAATTAGACAGTATGCACATGGAAATGATCTACAGTCGACAACTTCCTACCATGGGCGGTGAAATGAAGCAGGACATCACTAACATAAGAAAACAGTTAGAGACAAGAATCAGAGACTGGTCTCAGGCACAGAAAAATTAAATACTGCCGAAGTTCTTGATGGTTATGGTGCCCACCATGCCGGCATGTGATTGACACTGATATCTATAGTTGCCTGATATAGAATCAGGAATCTTCCAATACAGCGTTCCTGATGACTTGCCCTGTGCTGACGAACCTGTGGTCACTACTCCCGCTGTGGTAACATGCACCAATCCAGTGTTGTAAAGGGTACCTGTGTTGTCCTGTATTAGGAACGGGTGGTTGCTGGTCAATGTAGATAAATTAAATGCTATAGTTGTAGCATTGATAGCATATATGGTAGGATCATCAGTGGTGCCATATTGATCAAATCTATATGCTGTTGTGCTGTTGGCAGTTACATCCAACATAGTGATCGCAGGAAGATAAAATCTATCCACAGTCAGACCTGCTGCATCGCTGAGACCAGTGAATGCTGTGGCGCCTGCAGAAACCGTGCTGGTTATAGTCACTGTGTCTGTGCCTGCATCTGTGGTAATACTAATTCCTGTACCGGCTGCTATTGTCAGTGTATCTGTGGCAGAATCTGCTACCACATCACTGTATCCTGATACCGCTACTGTAGAAAATGTGTTTTGAGCGTTTGTAAAGGTTATTGTATCTGTGCTGGCATCTGTAGTAATAGTAATTCCTGTTCCTGCTATCAATGTTAGTGTATCTGTAGCTGAATCGGCTACTACAGAACTTTGTCCAGCTACTGCGATGGTAGCGAAACTGTCGGATGCTGCTCCGCCGCCGCCTGCTACCGTAGCCCATGTATTATCGCCTCTTAGATAGGTAGTTGCATCTCTAGTACCAGACGCACCTAATCTCAGAACAGGCACCGTGCCGCTGGTAAGTTGGGTAGCGTTTAATGCGGTGAGATTTACGCCGCTAGCGGCCGGTAGAGTCGCAGGCAGTGCTGTGAGATTTGCTCCGCTGACTGCAGGTAGTGTGGCCGGGAAACGTGCATCTGGTATAGTTCCAGAAGTCAGTTGTGTGGCATTTAAGGCAGTGAGAGAACTGCCGATACCGCTGAAGCTGGTAGCTGTCAATAATCCAGCGTCTGATATGGTTGCTGAACTGTTTTGTATAATAGTACCTGTGGTGCCATCATAGCGTATGATAGCGTTATCCACATACCCGCCGCCTGAGCTGAGAACGTCTCCTGTACCTGCTCCCGACGCACCC